GAACTTACTTTTGGTCACCTTCTCACGAGCACAAACTACGATGACACAAAGAAGCGTATTGTTGGTGGCCGCAATGGCTATGGCGCCAAATTGACAAACATCTACTCTTCAGAGTTTTCGGTCATCATCAAAGATCATGAGAATAAGAAGACTTATTCCCAAAAGTGGGAAAATAATATGACTGTTTGTCATCCCCCAAAAATTACAAAACATTCTGGTTCAACTTCTTCAGTTTCAATTACTTTTGTTCCAGATTGGAAAAGATTTGGTATGAAAAAGATGGACAACAACATTTACAAGATTTTTGAAAAAAGAGTTTGGGACGCAAACATTTGTACCACACCCAATTGCAAGGTTAAGTTTCAAGACGAAGCACTCCCAAAGACTTCTTTTGAAGCGTATGCCAAGATGCACGAAGGTGTGACGGATGTGTGTTCGGTGACTACCGATCGCTGGTCAGTGTGTATTGGGCCATCCGAGAATGGACTTGAACAAGTCTCCTTTGTAAATGGTATTTGTACCACGAAGGGTGGTACACATGTAGATCACGTGGCTTCTTATCTTGCTTCGGGTATCATTGATGAAATGGCGAAGAAAATCAAGTTGAAGCCACAACAAGTCAAGAATACTTTCAACATCTTTGTGAAGGCAACTCTTGAAAATCCAACTTTCTCAAGTCAAGTCAAGTCTGAATGTACTTCAAAGGCTCAAGACTTTGGAAGTAAGTTTGATCCACCAAAAAACTTTGTGAAGAATGCTCTCAAGACTGGCATCAATGATGAACTCACAGCACTCTCAAAGTTCAAGGAAATGAAGGAACTCAAGAAGACCGATGGTGCTCGCAAGTCCAAGATTACCGGTATACCAAAGTTGGATGACGCGAACAAAGCTGGTACTGCACAATCCAAAAAGTGTACACTCATCGTCACCGAAGGTGATTCGGCAAAGACTTTAGCTGTTGCGGGTCTCTCTGTCGTTGGTCGCGATCACTACGGTGTGTTCCCACTTCGCGGTAAATGTAAGAATGTTCGGGACGCTTCGGTGGCACAGCTTACATCAAACCAGGAGTTCAACGATCTCAAGAAGATCCTTGGTCTTCAACAAGGCAAAGACTACCAAGATGTTTCTGAACTTCGCTATGGTCGTCTCATGATTATGACTGATGCGGATAATGATGGTTCTCACATCAAGGGTCTCATCCTAAATATGATCCACTACTTCTGGCCTTCACTTTTGAAATTAAATTTTGTTGTCTCCATGGTCACCCCGATCATTAAGACTTCGAAGAGTGGTCAATCAAAATCTTTCTATACCGACTCTGCATTCAGAACTTGGTATGGCAATGGACAACCCGGATGGAAAATCAAATATTACAAGGGTCTCGGTACGAGCACGAGTGCCGAAGCTCGAGAATATTTCAAAAAGATTGAAGACTTGACTGTCAAATTTGATGTGGATACCATGACAGATGCTTCCATAATTCTCGCGTTTGACAAGACCAAGGCTGACGATCGTAAGTCTTGGCTTTTGGAAAGTAGTGTCAAGGCACCCTCAGATTTGGAAGTTCCATATGGATCCATCAAAAATCTTGGGATTACAAACTTTGTCAAACAAGACTTGGTAAACTTTAGTCTGGCAGACTTGAAGAGGTCAATCGCTCACGCGGTCGATGGTCTCAAGCCTTCTCAAAGAAAAGTTATGTACGCATGCTTTCATAAAAATCTTCGAGACGAAATGAAAGTTGCACAGCTCGCAGCTTATGTTGCCGACAAGAGTGCGTACCATCATGGTGAAGTATCTTTGGCGGAAACAATTGTCAAGTTGGCCAATGATTATACGGGTTCGAACAATATTAACTTGCTTGAACCATGTGGTCAATTTGGTACAAGACTCATGGGTGGTAAAGACGCGTCACAAACTAGGTACATCTTTACAAAGTTATCCAGAGAGACTAGAAAAATTTTTGATCCCAAAGATGATCCAATCTTGAATTATCTCGATGATGATGGTCGTTCCATTGAACCAGATTATTACATCCCAACATTACCAATGGTACTTGTCAATGGAACCGAAGGTATTGGAACTGGGTTCAGTTGTTATGTTCCACCTTTCAACCCAGAAGATATCAAAAAGAATATTCTTCGAAAGCTGGAAGGACAATCCATACAACCCATGAAACCGTGGTTCAGAGGTTTCAAGGGGAAAGTTTTTGAAAAAGATGACACATGGATCACCGAAGGTATTTGGTCGATGGTTGGCAATGATATACATGTCACCGAGTTACCACCTGGACGATGGACTCAAGATTTCAAAGAATACTTGGATACCATGTCTGAAAAGAAAATTATCACTGGGTACACCAACAATAGTACGACTGACAATGTCAACTTTATGATTTCTGGGTACAGTGGCAAGGATATCCAAAAAGATTTTAAACTCCAAAAAACTTTTAGAACTTCGAACATGCATTTGTTCCATCCGATCCGGGGTATCCACAAATATGCCAGCCCGGAAGAAATTTTGGAAGATTTCATTGATGTGAGACTCGATGCTTACCACCGAAGAAAAGAGCACATGGTCAAAACTTTGGAACAGCGATCAATGATGTGTGACATGAAATCAAAGTTTGTCACGATGGTAATCTCGGGTGAAATTGTAGTCTTCAAGAAGAAGAGAAGTGTGCTCGAAGATGAGTTGTCCAAAATTTTTCCAAAGGTGGATGGAACCTATGATTATATTTTGAACATCAAGACATATCAGTACACAGCTGAATCAATCGATGCGTTACTCAAAGAGTCTCAAGACCTTCGACGTGAACTTGAAATATTGAAGGCGACAAAGCATATCGACATGTGGAAATTAGACATTAAAAATATGTAGACAATAGTTAAGATGCCCACAACAAGTGGTGCCGGAGTGTCACTCAACGCCATTGGCAAACAGGACACATACTTGTTAACAAGTGATGTAGACAAGTCAATTTTTAATTACAATATTCAAAGACATTCCAACTTTACAAAGTTTCATAGAACTACAGTAATAAATCGCGCACCGACTTCTCCGACTTGGCCATTTAATGAACGCATCAAGGTTACTTTCAATCCGCAAAATATGGGTGACTTGTTGAGTAACATGTATGCAGTCTTTAAGTTGCCGGCATTACCAACGGGTGAAGGTAAAAATTATTCAGATCAAGTTGGGCGTCACTTAATTAAGTCTGTGACAATGCGTGTCGATGAGATTGAAGTTGAGAAAATTTATGATGACTGGATGGTCATCTATGATGAACTCTATCTTGAATCATCCGAAAAGGTTGCCAATCGTTTCGTTTTGAACAGAATGATTCCATTTGATTCTGCAAGTAAAAATCCCGTCTACGCAGAATACGAATCAGATGTTGTCGTGCCGTTACCATTTTTCTTTTCAAGAAAATATTCAAGTGATGAGTACGTAACGAATGAACCCAACAGACCATACTTCCCATTGTGTGCCATTCACAAACAAAAGATTGAATTTGAATTTGAATTTCATCCACAAGAATTTTTTACAACCTATGACCCCGTGATCACACTCGATGACTTTAAGATTATTACAGAAGAGTTTACTATTGACCCAGTCGAAAGACTTTACTTGAAGAATCGTGACTATACAATGATTACTGATGTCGTTCGTCGTCACCCAACTATTGAAACGGTGCCAGGTGTTGATATCGTCCGAACAAACTTAATTCCAAATAATCGTGTCAAGGCTCTTCACTGGTTTTTCAGAAATTTAAATTTTGAAGACACATCTGTCACGACCGTTCCGAATGATACTGACACATATAAAATATATGTTCGCGAGTACAACGGTGCATTTACATTGAAAAATCTATCATTTTTCCGTGTCTTGACGCAGGATGGTGTGTCAACATTCACGAGAGTAAATTTTAGAACAGTCACACTCGATGGTAATGGAACGACAGAGTTCGCGGGTACCAAAGTATTTGACACCGAGTATAATATTGTACCATGGGTGAACGCAGCCACAAACCCCGGTGACCCTATCATCACCGTCACAGTCCCATCGAATACATTCATTGAAAAGTTTTCTTTTGAATTTTATACCGAAGAATCAAGTCGAGCAGATGGTTCGCGACTTCTTACAAACATACCCGCGTTTGACATTGTCAAAAATGATGAAACACCGTTTCTCGTCGCATCTGAAAAAATTTCGGATTTTGTGAGTCTTGAACAAGATACGTTTACGCAGTCTTACAGTATTGACCTTGACACATCAGTTTTCCGTGTTCCGGACGCCGTCGAAAATGATTACTACTACATTCAAAATAGATTCAACTTTTCAAAAAATCCAGACTTTGATCAGACATTCACATTTTTCAATCCCATCATGAAGGATGCACGGTTCTATATTCAAGGTGTTGATCTTCCAAACATTTCAAGTACTACTGACGCGTACTACAAATACTTGGTGCCATATCATAGACGCCTTTCGAGACCTATTAGAAACATTTATACCTATTCATTCTCATTGAATCCAGTCAATGTCAATCCATCTGGAAGTTTGGATTTTAGTGAAATTCAATCAGAAAAGACGGGTATCGAAATAAAGTTGGATGAAAATTTAGACAGTACATATAGGTTGTATATTTATTACACTGGCTACCAAACATTTGAGTTTGAAAATGGATTTATGAAACTCGTTTACTAAAAAGATTGTCCTTGTTTTCGGAAATGTAATCAATAATTCTATTCTTGATACACCACTTGATAAAGTTTAGTTGAGCCAAGGTTGTTTGAATTTCACGGTCTGTCCCTGGAACCGCGTAACTAATTTTAGATGACCGACAAAATGGATCGAATAACTTTTTACTGTAACCATCCAAACTTGACTTATACGCACAATGCACGGTAAACAATTTACCATTATTTGTGGTGTACGTCAAGTTCGTCTTCTTTGCGTAGTTCGTGATGAACCATTCAATGTTTCGAAGTGAGATACCACTTGATTTATCAAGAATGCTCAACAATGTAGTTTTATTCTTTTCGTCGGAATAGAAGTCATTTACGGAAGATAGCAGAATGTCTGTTTTACTCATTACTACATCATTGTACTAAAATCTATAAGCCCCTTTCTTTCTGGAAGTGATGAAGTTGGGTCGTTCACCATTTCAACTATACTTGATCTCGAGACTTGAGATTGATGAAAGCTGCAGTATCCATTTTTCTTGGCGCGCACACTACACCGTGTTCCATTTTGACGAAGACCCTTGCACATGATATCATCTTCATTTGGTGCGTCACGAATCAAAAGTCTATAAGGTATACCATAGTTTTCGGATACTTGTTTCAGGTAAATACTGTAGTCCACGTGACATTTCTTGATCTTTTCGCGATAGTCATCTTGGTATTTTCGAATCTCAAGATTGTATTCTTCTTTATTCTTTTTGACACCTTTCTTGTATTCATCCTTTGTGGCTCTCAGTTCAGAATGACACTCACTCTTTTGTCTAGACAAACCTTCTTTGGACTCTGAGAGCTGCTGTTTAAATTCTTCTTTGACTTTTTTCAAAAGCTCCTTGTATTCTTCTTTGATCTTTTTAGCTTCTATGGTTACTCTTTTTCTAACTTCATCCTCAAACACAACGTTGAGACGTTCCATCTTATTTTAACTTTGTTCGTAATTTTTAAATATGTCTTCTACAGAACGCTTAGCTTTGATACGTTCCTTAAGGTCGGCAACTTTACCTGTATCATCGAGACCAAGACGTTGACACTCTTTGATGAGATCTTCCTTCTTCATACCACTTAGTGATGGTTCCTTCTTTTTGGGTGGAGGTTTATGTTGAGCGATGATGTCACCAAAAATTTCATTTTTAGGATCTTTCACGAGAGGTTCAAGAAGATCACAGATTGGATTCAAAAACTTGTTTGTGAAATAATGATGGTAGTCAATGGGAATGCTATGTTCTTCGACCCAACCCGGATCTTCAGCTTTTTCATAGGCTCTGGCCTTCGCGTCTTGTGTCTTGACCAAGAGGTACGGGACACGATCACCAGATTGTGGTTCAGAACCCGGGCGACGGGACCGCATCTTATCACGGACTGCAACATGTGGAAGATTATTGTTCTTGTATGAGTCACCCAATTGCTGAGACAAGACCAACTTTTCATTTGGAACATGTCCTTCCAATAGGTTGATGGCTCTTTCGAGTGCTAATTGTTTGGGTGGCTCCGGATCACTACTCTCCAAGACAACATCCAACAATTCTTTGCAGACTTCTCTGACAAACTTTGTATTATCACGACGAACAACTTGAAGACCCTTGATGTCTATGTAATCCATATTCATTTCACCTTGTTTATTCTTTGTCCAAAGTTTAGCTGCGTATCTCTTCTTACTGTAAAGGAAATAGGGACAATATACCTTTTCAAGTTCAAGATTATTTGGGCGTTTGAACAGGGTAGTACATTCTTCGGCGGCTTGTTCTCCAAGCTTCCATGAGTACTCGATGGCTTCCATACCTTGACGTTCTCCGACATCAAACTCAACCATAACACTATCCGTATCCCCATACCTCACCTTTGCACCCGGAAAGTTCTTTTCGACATAATTCTTTGTCTCTTCAATCATACTTCGACCCTTATACGTCGTCGTAGAAGCAATTGGTACACATGGAAGGATGCCTTTCCCAGCACCCGTGAAACCATAGATTGAGTTCATAGATATTTTATACGCAAGTTGCTTTCCATTGTAGACTTCCTTCATAAATCCAGTGGCTGCAGCCATATCTTTTTTGGCTTGTTTTCGGAATTGCTTCAGTTCCAAAAGAATACTCGGAAGAAGACTTGGGACATCTTGTGCAAACTTGTACGTCTTACCGCTGAGATCAAACTTTTCATAAGTAATACCCGGGACATTTCCATATCTCTTTTCATCCATGACAAAAGTTGAATAACAAAGATTGTGGGCCATCATGATTGAAGGATACAGACCTTCAAAATCTAGAGCTGTGATCGGTGTGTAGTACGCACCACCTTGAGCTTCAAGGACCGTCGCCCCTTCATATTGCTCCAAGGGGATTGCCCCGTATCGAATAGTCGGAACCATGAAACCAAGTTCACGTGCCTTTTTGGTCAACTGTGAAAATACCTTGATTTGCTGACCACGCTCCACCAAGAAAGAGATCGGAACCCAAGTTGCCTTGGCCATCTCCACAAGGTTAAGCAGTGTACAAAGACGTTTGGTCAGTCGATGCGGTAACAAAGTATCCTTGATACAATATTCGGCGACTTCACGAAGTTTGATGGGATCTTCTTCAACAAATCGAGCAAACATTTCCTTCGCTGGCATGTCAATTTTTTGATCACCGAGGTACAATTTCGAAACATTGTCCAACTTGTAAGAGTCCAATTTGTATCCCTTCTTTACTTCGTGGAACAAATCAAAAATGAAACGACCCGACATCGGAAGAAGTTTCAACATGTTATCACCGAGAGCACTCGAAGACAGTCTTTTGTAAACCATGTCAGACTGTTTGTCCTTAAGTTTTCCAAGATTGTAAAATTTTTCACTGCAATTATTGATGACCCCTCGTTTGAAAATATACTCAAGATCGAAACCAAAAATATTCCAGCCAGTCATGATGTCGACATCTTTGTCTTTCAAATAATTTCGGAATGCTTCGAGCATTTCACGTTCGGTGTCGAAACTGATAATGTTACATCCCTCCAAGTTTGAATCAGTCTTTTTGTAACAGAGACAGGTCTTATCATATGGTTCGTCGGAACCAAATGTACACAGAGAAATGGCAATCTGAAAACAAGCGTCACCTTTAATGTTTGCATCAGGAAACTTTCCAGTAGAACTATTTGATTCAATGTCAAACGAAGCTACAACAAACGGTGCGATATCATCACGCTTCACAGGTTTCAGACTTTCCCAGTCATTACAGAAAAGATCAATATCCGTGTGAGCCAGGTGCGAACGAACACATTCAGAACCAGTATCTAACCACCCCGTTGATTGAATACCAGTCCGGTGCATCATACGAAGAATTGGATCAAGATTGGATTCATAAACCTTCAGAGGGAATGGTCCAGACGAAAGCATCAGAGGTTTCTTCAGGAAAGCGTCAGTCTTTCGACGCTTTTCAAGATTTGAAAACTTGACTTGCATGAATAAAAATTTTTCATTGTTTTGAAAACCCCAGATATCCTTCGACTCGACTATGATGTACTCAGAACATTTGTCTTCAATCTTCGCATAAATTTCTTTGGCATACTTGATGTCTGGCAACTTGATATAAAAGTAAGGCTCGAATGCAGTAGTGACACACACAGATTTACCATCTTCAGTCTTACCAAAGATACTAATCAAGTGGTCTTCGCCATCATCGCGAGCCTCCCACGTCAATGCTTGGAAGACAACCATATGTATCACATGACTCAAAATTTTAATATGCTTTACTAGTAAATGTCAGCCGCCTTGATTGACCTCGTGTCCAAGGGTGCCCAGGATGTGTATATCACTGGTCAGCCCGAAGCCAGTTTTTTCCGTCAAAACTATAAGCGTCATACGAACTTTTCTATTAAACCGGAACGTATCGATTACATCGGTTCCTTCGCGGCAAACAGCGAAGTCACGATCCCGATTAAGTCCAAGGGCGATCTTTTGAGCTACGTGTGGATAGAATCTCCGGGTATTTCTGCCGCCGGTAACAACACGACCGGTCTGTTCTCCAGCAACGCTGAACCTACCGACTTCATGTTGTACATTGGCGGTCAACAAGTGTGTAAGTTGGATTCTTTATACGTTCAGGGTGTTCATAATGTTTTGTACAACGAGACGCAGGCCCAAGCTTCCACGGCTGTTTCCACGGCTGAACTCAAGGAAAACGCGACGAACAACGCCGGTACTTCGGACCAATACGTCATTCCGTTCTTCTTCAGCCAGGATTGGACTAAGTGTCTTCCGTTGGTCGGTATGCAATATCACGATGTTGAAATCCGTATCAAGTGCAGAGGAGATGGCTTTTCGCCGAGTGAAACTCCGAAGGTGTATGCCATGTATGCCTACCTCGACACCGAAGAACGTAAGTTTTTCACAGAAGGTGAACACGAGATCTTGATCACCCAAACACAATACCAACCGGCGAGCAAGGAAGATACCGAGTTCGATCTCACGTACTTCAACCACCCGACCAAGGCTATCCACGTTGTGTCTTCCAACACGGCGGCTGTTAGCAACTGGGATGTGGCTTACGGTTTCAGTGATGCTACGTTGTACATCAATGGTACACCACTCTTTGAGAACATGTCCAAGGACTTCCACCACAGTGTTGTTCCGAAGATGCACTCTCAATTCTTGCCGGACAACCTTCTTCAAACGGCTCCGGTGTACACTTGGCCTTTCTGCTTGAACATCGGTAAGTCTCAACCGTCTGGCTCGTTGAACTTCTCCCGCATCGACACCGCCAAGCTTGCCGTTCGCGGACCGTACGGTGGTGGCAAGACCCATCGTGTCTATGGTGTCAACTACAACATTCTCCGTATTAAAAATGGTATGGCTGGTGTCGCTTTCGGTAACTAATTTAATTTCAAAACAAAAATTTACATACGATTGGTTTAAAAATATCAATGATATGTAAGTCAGGATGGACCTTGTTCCAATTAAACTCATCAAGAACCGCAATGTTCGCAACACCCTTTTGAGAGTCAAAGGTGAGAATGCCGAAATTGACACATCTGACTACATTGAGTGTAAAATGAATACAAACCTCGCGGCGAGATATCTCATGGCTATTGAAGATGCATCGGAAATGGCTAAGCAACTCATCCAGAGACCCGGTGTCTTTGAACAAATCGCGAAGGACATCAAGAAGGAAGCTGACTATGATTTCAAGTTTCAGTGTCGCAGAACATCCAATATGACTAAACCTGCAAAAAATCGTAAGGGTACCGAGTATCTTCATATCTCACACACCTATGAGAGTGGTGATGGTCACTACGCACTCGCAAAAGTGAATCACAACAAGAAGGAAATCGCGTTGTTCAATTCAATGGGTGCGGGTCAGTCAGATTTCAGGAATGAACTTCGTACAGTCTACGGAAATACCTACACATTAAGAAACAAAAACTCTTCCTTCCAACCGACGGGTGGATTTGTGACCACGAACACAGAAAATTACAAACAACTTCTTAACAACGTAAGTGTTAATATTCGGAACAAGAAAGTTCTTGAAAGGTCTTTTGAGATTTCACAATATGACGAGTTGTCACAACATCACTTTTGCTACATTGAAGCTTTTATTGCTATGATGTACGATACATTGGGAACACCCATCGGTCCAAAGGATCCAAGAGATCGCCTTGAATTTGTGAAGAAGGTTGTGTGGGGACTTCTACATAAATATACTCCACCATCAAATAGAACTTCACTCAAATGGAAATACTTTGTGACGAACTTTCGATACTTTCTTAGAATTACGAATACAAATGGTCGAAGATTTAGATTGAATCATGTGGCTCAAGTTCCTAAAGATGTTGAAAAAGTTAAAAGAACTGTGATGAAAGTTAAAGTCCCAACCGGTATGAATAGTTCGTGGTCCCTCACACAAATTATGAATTGGGCGGGAAGTAAAATCTGAACTTAGGGTAAATGGTTCTACCGTTCATAATCATAGGAGGTCTCGCGACCGCCGCGGCGTATACTTATTTTGGTGAAAATCTCGTGAGTTCCACCCAGGCCAAAAAGATGATACGCTCAGGAAAGATAAAGAAGGTCATCGATGTTCGCACAATGGCAGAATACAGAGCTGGCCACTATCGGGGTGCTCTCCACATTCCAGTGAATAAGATTAACAAGAAGACTACCACAGAACTTCCAAAGAAGGGACTACTCGTCTACTGCAATACTGGGCAACGGGCCAGATTTGCGGCAGAGAAACTTATTGAATTAGGTTTTGAAGATGTGTATTACATTGCTGGTCACTACTCAAGTCTCAACTGAGACCCTCAATAACTTCCTTAGTCTTTTCATACATTCGCTTCGCGTGGAACTTCTCATCCTTGAGTTGTTCCCAAATCGTCAATCGATACTCCAAGAAATCTAAGAATCTCTCGGGGTCTCGATTGGATTTATAACGGACCTTTTCACCTTTCATAGCCTTTTCCATCACAGCGAGCTTGGCTTCAAACATGCGTTCTTGCATAGCCTCGGGGGTCTCCCGAGAAGTGAGTTCTTGTTTCTTGGGAGCCATTTGTATTAGACGTGTGTCATATCTTTAAATGAAGAAGTGCTTTGTCTCTCCATTTCGTGACTGTATATACAGTGACACCCAATTCCACCGCGAGGTCTTTTAGGGTTAGGTGTTTACCATAGTAGTTTTCAAGAATGTATCGGCTCACATCATC